TCGCCTCCACGCGCAGAACGAGCGGATGCGGAAGACATTGCGAGAGGTAGAGCCATTTCTTACTGGCTTGCCATATCCTAAACGTGACCAGTTGCACGCTCTAGTCGTCTCGACGCTTAAGGACCAGCCATGACCATCGCTGTCGATGACATCGTGGAGCGGGTAGCGCGTGCGATATGCGACTGCGATCCGGACGCAGAAACGGCGGTTACCGGATGGACTATGCTTCCTGACCGGACGGGACGACGCACCATTCAGGAACCGATGCCGATAAAAGCATGGCAGCGCTTCGAGGCGAAGGCGCGGTTGGCAATTGCCGAATACGAACGCGCAGCGCTCGCAACCGCAGGGCCGGGGCGGGAGAAGACGATTGAGGAGTGTGCCCGCAGAATTGACAATTCGGTTTTCGCATCAAGCTCGCGCAGTCGGGCAATAGCCTTCAAGGATGCGGCTAAAATCATTCGCGCCCTCGCCTCCCAGCCGGCCAAGCCCGTGCCGGTGGAGCCCGGCGCCGATGTAGTCGAATACCTTGCCGGTGAGTTAGCCAGCCGTTCAAACCTCCCACACCATGCCTGCGTCGGGGAAGCAACTCGGATCGCCCGCGCGCTGCTCGCCATGGCCGGGAAGCGGCAAGATTAGTGTGCGCTGTCGCCTCATCAAACCAACATCTGACGAACACCAGAAAGGACCTCTCGCAATGACTGATTACACCAGCTGCGACAGATGCGGCATCACCACGATCTATAATCGCGAAGGTTCATCTCTCTGCCTTCGGTGTGAGGCCGAAGCCCTCAAAGAAGTCGGAGATAGGTGCGGTAGTGAGCGTAGCGAGCGAGCCACCCCTTCCCCCGCCGCCCCGCATACAGAGGGATGAGATGAGCGAGAAGTGGAAACCTGGCGAATATTGCGACTACTGCAACAACACAGGCAGATCGATTGCCGCTGTGGCGGGGATCTTTGCGTGTGCGGCGCCCAGGAACTTGAATGCCCGCAGTGCCACGGTCTAGGCGGCCAACCCTTTAATGGCGATACCAGTGATATCGAGGATTGGCCATGACCGCGCCCCGCTCAGGAAGCTATTAGGAGCACGCACAGCAAGGAGGAGATAGAATGGCTACGTTGACTCACCCAGACGACGAAAACGATTCTACGGGCAGATTTTCGCCCGGAAACTGGCGGCAGCGCCGGGGATCGAAGATCCTGCTAGACGATAGCGCCAACCCGCAGAAGGACCCGGAGCGGCGGGCGATACCGGAGAACCAGACGCCGGAGCAAGTGGAACGCTTCCCCGCCCTTTACCCGCAGGAGATCGAGCACGATTGCCGCAGCGTTCGGTTGGACGTTACCTTCGACGAGCCGATTAGGATTCGGGACCAGGCGGAGATAATCGTCAAAGCCATGCAGGAAATTATTGAACTGACCAAAAAGCATGACCTAGGCTCAGTTCAGCAGAGACGCCTCGCCCGGTTTACTGCCGCTGTGTGTGGGCGCACCCTCTCCCGCTTCAATGGGAAAACGCCGTACGGCGAGTATCGCAAGAAGCGGAAGTGATTCTAATGATGCAGCATACACACCATAGGTTGAGTACGCTGTTAATCTTTCCACTTTATATATTCTACGATCTTGTCGTTGTCTAAATGATCTATGATATTGAATCCAATGTCAGATACCAGTATCCCCGCAATCCACATAAATTATCGTTCTTGAACTGTTCCCACCACATATATACTCTAACCCCTTATGAATCAACCCTCTAAGTTCGACCCGCGTGGCGAACCAATGCTCAAGAAAGCCTCCAAGGGGCGCAAGCCGATACCCGACCTGCTTTCCAAGTATGAGGTGAAGCCAAATGGCTGCTGGGAGTGGATCGCCACCCGAAACCGCCAAGGTTACGGCGTCGTGGGCCTCTATATCGATGGCCGTCCAGTGGGTTTGCCGGCGCCTCGGCTACAATGGATGCACTGCCACGGACAAATCCCTGATGGACTTGTGATAATGCACATTTGCGATAATCCGCCGTGCATCAATCCAGCCCACCTGGCCCTCGCCTCCCAGGCCACGAATCTGGCCGATATGCGTGCAAAAGGAAGGGACAATCGGGACGGCTTAAAGTCCGCCGCCGCTTAAATCCTCCCGTAAGGAACGTTATGACAAATTCAGGAGCCCTAGCCAATGACCATCCCAGGAAGTGAGTGGCGGCCGATAGAGACGGCGCCGAAAGATGGTAGCCCTGTCCTTCTCACGTGGATGGAGGATGGCGAGCCGCAGGAGGTATGGCCGATGCAGTGGTGCCATATCCAGCGCAACGGCTTATTCCCTGGCCGCATCGGCTTCTGGGTCACCCCAGACGGGGCGCTGACATGGAACGACGATCCACCGCATGGCGGGCCAACTCATTGGAGGCGCCCATGACTCAAGACCCCACTGATTGGCCAACAGCTTCCTTCGAGTATGAAGGTGCCGATTTGAAGCGGCTCCGAAATGCACGTCGCCGCGTCAATCGGGTGCGAGATTTCCCTACGCACACATGCCCGGCCTCTCGGCACCTCCACATGATCGCCGACGCCCTGGCCTCCCGACAGCCATATTGGATGCTTCTGGAGGAGCCACAGCATGTCGCTGAGACAATGTACGCTGTGCTGGAGGACCTTTGGAGGCTCAGGAAATAGCAGAGGCCAGCATGACCCAAGACCTACGAGAGACAATGGTGGAGCGGGTGGCGCAGCGGCTTGGCGACATGTTCCAGGCGGGAAAAACCGTGACGGGGAGAGAAATGGCTAGAGTTGCCATCGAGGCCATGCGGGTGCCGACTAAGACGATGCTAGATGCCGGCCCCGGAGAACCGTATCTAGACGGATACGTGTGGGGCAAGATAATCGACGCCGCCCTCGCCGAGCCTAGCGGTAAAGAGCGGGGTGGGGTATAAAGAGATGCTGCGGCGGCATGGATGGACATGCGCCAGTTGCACGAGGCAGGTAACTCGAAACCTGAAAAGCTGGGACGCCGGAGTTCCTGTGTGGGGTGGCATGGTCCACCTTCTGGCCTCGACGGAGAGCCGGTGTCGAGCCCGGCCCGCAGCTACTTCTGCCCCATCAGCGCAGCCTTGGAGAGATCTAAGCTCATCAGATGGGCACGGACGGGGGATAGGATACAAAGCACGCGGTCTGTCCCCTTCTCTGGGTCGAATAGCTTCAGCAGAATCTTGCCATCTTCCACAACCGCTCTCGGGTAGGTGCCCTCGGCCCGAATTTCCAGCTCGTCAAGCATGGCCAGCGTTCTCATCCCCAATCGGGATCAACTTCATCGTATAGCTCTCGCCGTCGTCGCTGAGATCGATATGCAAGAGGTAGTCGTCCACATCCAAGCCGACAGGGATTTTCACATCGCCACCAGCTTTGACCACGGCGCGTTTTAGCAGGGTCAATAGGTATTCGGCGGGAGGGTGGATGATCATGGCGCCAATTCCTTCTCCTGAAGGATCATGCCGAGCGGAATCGTGACATCCCCATCGCACTCGTCATCGACCAGGGATGCGGCCAGGGTTAGATACCGGCGCGTCCGCTTGATTTCCCAACCTACCGTTCGCACCGTTGCGGGCTGCTGGCGCTTGATCTGTTCAAGCTTCTTCCAGCCTACGGTATCGGATACGGCATCGTGCCAAACCACGTACAAGAGCTTCATTCGAGCCTCGCGAATTCACCGTGGAGCTCGCGAGCCGCAGCCATATATGCGGCTATCGCCTCTTCCTTGGAGGCAAACACGCCGATCGTGATTTTTTTGCCGTAGAGCCCGATACGGGCGCGCCATTTCCCAGAGTCTTTTCTAAGGGAAACACCTTTGTGGCCGGATGAATTATCCCGGGCCAATCGGGTATTGCGCATATTCTGCGAGCGATCGACCTTGCGGAAATTAAGCCATGCATTATTCCCGGCGTCGCCATCTCTATGATCGATTTCGTGGCACGGCCATTCGCCCGTCACAAACCACCACGCTAATCGGTGAGCCGATACTAGGCGCTCCTCGATTTTGATCTGGATGCGCCCGTTACGCCCCCTATTCCCGGCGATCTGTCCGGTATAGCGCCCCGTTCTCCACCTGAAAATGCCAGCGACGGGATCGTACTCAAGCAACTCTTTCAGACGCTTGAGCGTGAACGGCTTGCCAGTTAGCCGAGATTCGGGAATAGGATAGTCAGCCACGACAGCACTCCGCGCTGTTTGGGTTAGGGATGGCAGGGCGCTACCAACACCCTGCTGTCCCGCATTATGCAGCAATTCTAGCATTTTTTCGACCATTTATACGTTTGTCGCGGTTTACTTCTAACGGTCTGTCGTGGTCCGTTCGCAGCATCCGCAAGACCTTGGCTGCAAGCTCCACATCATGGAAGACAGAGACCAGCGCCGGGTCGTCATCATCCTTGGTCGGGTCTATGATCGTAACTGCTGCGGGCGAGACCGCTCCATCCGGCAATCCCAGTTCCTTGGCGTAGCGGTCATGCTTCTTGTAGCCGGCCAGCCTGAGGATGTGGGAGATGAGCCCGGACGCCGGGTCCTTGGTCATCAGGTAGGCGCTGGTGTGCGTATGTCCGCAGGAGAGGATATGATCGCGCCAGCCCATCATGGCAGCCTTCAATGGACCATGGCCGGGGTTCCACATACTGTGGCCCTTGAAGTCGTGCCGGGCGTTGACCCGTATCTGCTTGCCATTCGGGAACTTCAGATTGAGCCGGACGCCCCCATAGTCGAACACGCCGGCCTGGTCCCGTGTAATCCACTGCAGAGGGTCCCCTGCGCCGCTCCAGGCATCGTGGTTGCCGCCTACGAGATAGAGCCAGTCAACCGACCTAACGAGCCATTCCGTGAGCCGCCATGCTGTCTTCTTGCTGGTCTCCTGCTGGCCCCACAGATGAGAAAGGCGACCCACCCAGTTGTTTTGGAGGTCGCCTACATTGGCCCCGAACATGCCAGGCGTACTCTGAACAATCTCGACGTGGCGACGGAGGGTGGGAAGATCACATCCATCATCGTCCACATGCGGGTCCCCGAAGTGAACGATGCCGATCGGGCCATCGAGCTTTATACGCACGTCGATGAGTTTGCGGGCCTGCTCCGCTCTATCCTTGAGGTGGAAGGCGCGGGATCGCCGTTCCAACAGTTCCTCGATCGGCTCGTCTCCGCTAGGTAAATCGTCAATCTCGAAAGCGGGTTCCTTCCGGAGAGGTAAGAACCCCCTGGCTTGGGCAAGCTTGAGCCTGCTCATGTAGGTCTTTCGATTGATCCCAAGTCGGAGGGCTGCCTGCATCTGATTTCCGGCAATAGCAAGGGCATCTACCGCCTCCTGCAGGAGTTCCGGCGAAGTGGGATGGCCGGCCATTAGAAGGCTCCAGTCGGAGGTACGGCGCAGAGCACGCCGGCATAGAGTGAGTAGCAGAGATGCCCGGTCACCCCAGACGGGTCCGGGTTGTGCTGGCGGATGATCTTGGCGTCAGGAACGTCGATCCACCCGCCCCCGTCTTCCTTGGCTCGCAGGGCTTGCCAGTGGCCGCCGATGAGCTTAAACGGTGTCGGGTAACAATCCCCCGTCATCGCTCCGTTGGGGTAGACGACGCGCGCATTGCAGCAGGACGCCTCGCTGCCCGGCTGCTTCCAGTTCTGGTACTCGGCATGAAAGCGCATATGGCCTTCCGTGTGGTCCTGCCCCCACGCTGCGGAGCCGAGGACGAGGACAAAGCCTCCAAACGTCATCACGGCCACGAGGAGCGCGATCCAGTCGTCGCGCTTCATTTTAACCTCGCAAATTCGCCGTGGAGTTCTAATGCGGCGTTGCCATAAGCTTCGTGTGCAGCTGCCGCGGTAGTGAATGTGCCCCGGCAGATTCGCTTGCCATTTATTTCGATCACTGCCTGGAAGTTACGGCCGTTTCGCTGGACGCCCTTAAAGCCGGTCGCATTATCGGGGCGACGACGCCTATTTCGCATATTCTCAGATCGAGTGACCTCGCGAAGGTTTGCCCACCGATTATCGGCACGGTCCATGTTGCGGTGGTCAACTTCGTTGGCCGGCCATTTACCGGTCATATAGAGAATCGCTAGGCGGTGTGCCCCATAGAGTTGACCGTCGATACGGATTACAGGGTAGCCATGACTAAGGCATCCAGCGACGGCGCCAGCCTTGGCGTGGCCACCTCTTTTGCTTGTCGCTAACCACGTAAAAAGGCCAGTTCCCGGGTCATAGTTGAGAAGCTCTTTAAGCCGCTCCACTGTGACTAGCTTGCGCGATTCGGACTCTGGGCTCAGTGTGGGAAGAGCCATTGCCTCGCTCCTATACAGCGGGTGATGGTTAGGGGTGGCAAGGTGTTGGAAGCACCTCGCCGCCCCGCTCAACATAGTAGCAGAAACGCCCATTTTATCTATCTTTTAGCGGCATACGTCCGCAAAACTACGCGCGCTTGATCGGGGCTCATTTGAGCGCCAGCCTTGGGTGCCTGTACACCGACAATGCCAAGCACTTTCTCGATCGCGGGTACGAGTACTTGAGCCGCCGCAACGATGGTCAGCACGATCGGAGGAAGACCCGGAACGGCAGCCAAAGCGCCCGCCAGACCCACCACGAGGGCGGACAGGCGCTCTACTAGCGGCTTGGCGTTCGACTCCGTGTAGACGCCGGCAACCTGCAGGGCGACGCTCTCGATATCGTCCACGATGCCGCTCACAGTGGAAAGGACATCCGTGGGGACACCAAGATTGGCGACTTGCGGCAGGATCGCCTTGATGCCAGCGGCGACAGTCTGCACGTCAGCTACGACAGAGGCGAGATTCTTATCGACGAACTGGCTGACCGAAGCGCAGCCGGCAAGGGAGACGGCCACGCCAACAGGGATATAGGCGGTGGTCTTTAGGAGATTACGACGAAGCATTAGAGGGATCCTTTTCTTTAGGTATTGCTGTACACACACCAGAAGTCGTTTCCGTACTTCACGACGTACTCTTCGGGGATCCAGGCGTTGCCGCCATCGCCCCATGCTGAACTCCAACTGTTCCTGACTTTGAAAAAGCCGGGACGCTGGCCAAAGCCGATCACCAGCATCGCGTGACCACCAATCGAGCGCTCGTTCCATGCCGGCATCGGCACGACGCCAGTCTTTGCAACCTCTTCGGACTCGAATGATGGGAAAATCTGGACGCCGATGATTACGGGGCGGCCGGTGTAGAGCGCCGTCTTGATGGCTCTCGTGGAGACCTCTATGCGCTGGTACTCGATCGCCTTGTGCTTGGCAGCTGATGCATAGGCAGCCTCATTGGGCTTGTCGTAGAGCTTCGTGAGGTCGTAGGGCCACACCGACTCCTCAGACACACCTATGGTCGCGGCCACCTTGAGGGCGTCGCGAATCTGGCACCCACTGTCCTCGCCTGCGGTTCCTTCCATGGAGCGCGTGTCGAAATAACCCTGCAGGCGCGAGAGCGGAACATCTGCGTCGTCGGTGTTCTTGTAGTCATACCGCATAGCCGCCGTAGTGGCGTTCCAGACGCAGGAGCCGGCCGAGAGCTGGTCGAATGGCAATGGGCATTGCGGCTCAAGATCGGTCGGCCGCAACATGCTCTCCGGCATGTATTTTGCCTTGCTAAACCACGAGACAGAAAACTTGTGGTCCTTGCCGTCGTCCGGATCGTCCGGGATGTAGCCGTGGACGCGCGTCATGTGGCGAAGATGCTCGCGATATCGGCGGCGATCTTGGCCACGCTATCTTCCGGCAGTGTGTGTCCGATGGCAGTACAGACAAGGCCGATGATGACAACCCACGTCTTGGGCTTCTTGGCGATCTGTTCGCCAATGGGTTCACCCCATGCCCAGACCTTCTTGAGAAATGCAATCATGCTAATGCGACTCCTCTCTCAATCTCGCCGTTCTCGTAGGGATTTCCGGCGCACTCGACGCGGATGATCGCCTCGATAAGCGCGCACATGACCTCGGGCTTGCCGATGTCTACGAACTCGTCTGATTTGACGCCGAGCTTCTGGGCGACGGCCTTGATGTATGCCGTCGTGTCGTTCTCGTTCGGAGGTGCCCAGCGATTGATGAAGTCGCGGATCGACTCGCAGCCATAGGACTTGCGATAGGCCGTCAGGTTCTTCGCCATCGCCCGGATGCCATGCTCTGCATCGGTGAAGACGCAGAAGCGGCCCGTCGTCAGTTCCTTGCGCTGGCAGTCGTTCTGGGCGAACGCGGGATCACGAATCTCGCCATTCCAGACGTAGGCCGTCGAACGGTCGAGATTCCCTGGGTTGCAGTTCAGAAACCCGCGTGTGGTCTTGGGATCGATCATGAGTGCAGCCCCAGCCACTTGCTGCCGATCGCCACCACAACCGCCACCGCAGCGGAGATGCCCGCCGTCTTGCCGTCACGGTAGGATTCGCGCTGCTTCAGCCTAAGGACTTCCCTCTCAACCTCCTTGTCATCCAGCACATGGGAGTCGAAGCGGTCGCCCAATGCCTCAACCTTGGAGTCAAGCGCCCCCTGCCCGCGCTCGATGCGAAGGAGAGCCTCGTAAATCTGATTGAGATCGGCGGTCATAGCTTGCTCGCCGCCACGAAAGCCGCATCCACGTCCGCCGACGACATGCCGATAGCAGCCGCCATCTGCTCAAGGAGCGGATCTGTGCGGTTGAACGTCCCTGCCCCATACCAAAGCTCCAGCGTGAGGCCGCCAGCTTGAGAAACCGCCGCTTGTGCCGCCGTGAGTTTGCCCAAGACATCCAGTTGCCGCTTGAGTTGGGCATTCGTGACCGATTGTGGCGTTTCAGGCGCGAGAAACGCCTGCAATTCCTGATTGGCGTCATTCAATGCCTCATCCGCATATCCCGATTGCTCGTATTTCCCAGCCCATACGATCGCCCCGGAGACATTGCGGGAGACGTACCAAGTCATAGGTATTCTCGAATCACGATTGATGAAGCGCACACTCCGCCATATCTACGGGTGCTTGCGACGCCGTTAAATGTAGTGGTGCTGGCAATATTGAACCCGGCGCGTATCTTGAACGTGGTCGCGCTAGTAGTACCACTAGTCATCTCATGCTGGACGATCACGGGGATCAAGGAACCGGCGACAGCAATGACATTCGACGCCGCCGCCAGTGCGTTGGCGCCACTGTCTTGGAATAACGCGGCCGTGAATGTTCCGCCAGATGCGCTGGACGACAGATGAGCGATAGAATCGATAATGAGCCTACTTGTGCTGCTCTTCGGCGTAATGGAGAGCGACAAGTATTGGTCGCCCTCGTTGTTCTGCGGGATCGTGTCGTCCGTTGGAATTTGCGTCGTGCCGGTTGCCACGGCGCCAGTCTCGAACGACACCATTTGCAGAAGGTTTTGCGGACGAAACAGACCCGGTCGGATCGTGTTGAGAGCGAAGGTCGGTGTCGTGCTGGTGACGACAACTTCAATCCATTCGTTCGCCGCGATATCGCCGGCTACTAAGGCAGAGCCATCCATGTAGGTGATGGTGCCCGCACCGAGACCATTCACATTGAGGGTCGGGGCTGTGCCGGTATTGGCGTTCGTCGCCTTGAAAAAGAATATCTGCCCGGGGTCGTAGACCTTGACGCCGGGAACCGGAGAGATGACGTAGGCTGTCCCAGAGCCAGTATCCGTACCGAAGATCGGTGCGAACCGATCCGGCCGGTTGTATTCCTTCACGAGCTGATTGACCGTTTCGGAGGTCCGAAGCGGCGGCAGATCCGAGGATACTGGCTGGAGGTTGCGGGCCATTACAAGGCCGTGAAGCCCTGCGCATTCACATAGACGCCGCCCGTCACCGCAGTAAGCGTCACTACCTCAAGGAGGTTTCCCGGCGATCCCTTGAGGGGCGTCTGGAAATTGATGGAGACCAACGGCAGCGCCGTGGTCTGTAGCTGCGTGCGCCAAAGCACGGCCCCACCCGCGCCATCCCGGATGGCCAACTCAGTCGCGGCGCCCAGCGTGGCACTCTGAAGCTGCAGGTCGGTGAGGTAGTTGCGCTGGCTGGCTTGTGCGGGGGCCGCCTTGAGGGTGACGGCAGTGGTCGTGTTGGCAATACCCGCAGTGGCGGACGCAAAGGTCCACTCGTTGGCGAGGTTGCCCCTGTTATCGACTTGGACGCTCATGGGAGCCTGGCGATGAGAGTGTCAGCGCACCGCGACGGCTGAACCGTCCCAATGCCACCTCTATCGCCGGTTGGCTGCGTACGTCCTATCCGCTGGACGGGGCGGGTCCCATGCGCCGGAACCAAGCGAAGCCCATTAAGGCGGGCGGACCTAGTGAATTTCTAACGCAATCCGGCTATAAAGGCAACCGGAGGTACATAATGCCTTACACCTGTAGATGCTGCGACGGCCTCATCGACGGACAGGACGGCTACGGCAAATATTACACCAATGACGAGACGCATTTCATTTGCGGCAACTGCCTTTCCGTGACCTTCGAAGACATAGCCAAAAGACGCAATCCACGCGAAACCAAGACCCGTCACAGCTTGACGATCGACAATTCCGTTACATAAGCGGGGATATTGTTCTGGGCGTCGGCTGAACCAGTGATTCCAATGCTGACGGAATGGAAGTGGGGCGCGCCGGCACCGCCGAACGGTCCCGAGCCGAAGGAACCATCAGCGCTCTCCGTAGAGGTATTACCGCTGCCGCTACCACTGACATTGTGGGTGTGCGTGTCAGAGCCTCCCGAGGCGCTGATAGCCGTGCCGCTATTATCAGTGCGCCGGAACTTGTTCGTCATGTTCGGCAAGACGAGCCGGCAATGGGCCGCGTAGTCGGCCGCCGCATTCGCTCCCCGGCTTACCGGAGCGCCAGCCGAGTTCTGGAGGACATAGTTTGTATTCGCCCAAAGCAGGGTAAAGAGGCTTACCGTGTCCGCATTGGCCCGCTCGGTAGCCCCCGAGGAAGCATCGCCGATCGAATTACCGCGCTCCAGCACCCAGCCCGAGGGGACCTGCGAGGTCGCGCCCCGGAAGCCCATGGTGGCCCCGGTGGGAACAGCGCCGGCCACTGGCCCGCTGAACGTATTTGTGCCGGTGAAGGTGTTGTTGCCCGACAGCGACGGCGGGTCCGTAGGACCCGAGACGGCAAGGACATCAAAGCCCGGTGCGGCTGAATTGTATCTGACTGTTACATTCTGGTTCGCCTGAAGGTCGCCCGCCGCGAGGGCAACGAAGGAGCCACCGGAGAACTTGCGAAGAGAAATCGCACCAAGCCCGTCAATGTTCAGGCTGGGGCTCGCACCGCAAGTTGCATTGATTGCGAAGCTATAGAGCTGGCCATTGTAATAGGCCGTCTCCGCTTGCGTGGTAGAAGTCAGGGTATAGGCCGTGCTGGTGCCACCCGTTGTCAGGACCGGGTTGATCTTGTTGTACCAGCGCTTGCTTGCGGCCATGTTTTCCCGCGCACAGTCGTTCACGGTCGAGGGATTTTGGCCCTCCGGCCAACCGTTGGGGGTAGCGGCATTGTTGGAGGCAGCGGCCTCGGAATATGAAGACGATCCGATATCAGAAGGCATAGCCATTCTCCTGGCGCTGAATTTCAGTAGTTAGCGCCTTCTCAACGGACCAGCCGAAAATATCCAGCCGCGCTCTTAATGTTCCGTGTTTTAACCCCCTCAATGACGCCCATTCAGCGAGCGTGTGGCGCTCGCCGCCGAACTCTATGAAGCGACTGGTACGTCGGTTATTGGCCTGCTCTTTTGGGGTAGCCCATCGACAATTTTCGGATGAATAAGGGCCATTGTTGTCAATCCTTTCAATGCTGCCCCCAAGCGGACGCGGCCCCATATCACGTTCAAAAACCGCGAAATCAGCCCATCGCGGATCAATAGCAATCCCCCGACCACCATATGAAGGAAAGGCTCGATCGGTGGCACATAAGCAGCGCCCGCGCATTTTTGCCCATATGCGATAGACGGCACCCTTCTTGCCACCAACAGTGCGACCATGCGTTATGGCTCTTCCCTGTGAAAGTTCATTGCGGAGGCAGCCACATGAACGAACTTTCCCACTACGTAGATTATTGCCACTTTGTGTGGTGCGATTGCCGCAATCACAGACGCAATTCCAGCGATAGCGGTAGCGAATCCTTTCGGGTGCCTCGCTCTCAACGAGAAGGCGCCCAAACCGCTCCCCGATGAGATTGAGTTTCCGCGAAGTTACTGTATCAGACATTGAAACCTCTAGTTGCCGAGCTATATGCTTGGGTCATGGTCCGGACTTCACACGTCATAGCTGCCTTCTTGGGATGCCTTCTGGTCGCCTGGGTCCAATTCCATGACCCCGATCCCATCTGGCGCAACACTCCGGGCACACTCCTGACGACGCCACAGATCCTCTGGACGAGCCTATTCTTCGGATTGGTCTGGGAATGCATCTTGCGCCTACCGGGTCTGCTTAAGGGCTTCTTGGCCCGCCAGCGCACCGAATAGCTGCTTGGTCAACATCGAAGGCGCCACGTTCTCGTAGCGCTTCAGCAGCAAAGCCCTAGTTGCCGGATTGTTGAGCCCACGCTCTAGCAATGGAGGCAGAGCTAGGCTCCCGATCGCTAGACCGGCATGCAGGGGGTCTAGGCCGAGATGGTGCAAGCCTTCGTAGGCACCATACAGGCCACCCGCCTCCATCATATGATTGGCAACGTTGTGGCTGGCCGTGCGGCTAGTGTTTGCGGCCTTGTCGCCCACCATGGCGGTGCCGTACTGGCCCAGCTTCTGCAGATCTGGATTATTTCGGGCGAGACGATTGAAAGCCGCTGTCGGAATATTTCCGACCGCCGTACTGTCATTGTTGGCGCTCTTCATCGCATCTCGAAGTGTCACGGCATTGCGATAAAGACGACGACCCTCCTTATAGTCCTGTACGACATTTGCCGGCAGTGAACGCTCCGCGAGATCATCAAGCGCTCCGACCATTCCACCGGCCGCCTGCCTGACTTGCGGATCGGTGGCGCTGGAGGAAAGCTTGGAAAGCTTTGACCGGATATTCTGGAAGGTATCGCCCTTCACGGCCACAGACGAAACACCGGATTGCCCTAGCGTGCTCGCGGCCGAGCGCAATTCCCTGATGCGGTCCATGATGCCGGGCTGGATGGTCGAGAGGAGTTGTTTGCCGTACTCCTTTTCGATCTTGTCTAGATCGGAGCCAAACTGTTTATCGACCTTCACCGTTTGGCCACTGATGGCGGTCTCGATCTTGTTCCCGGCATTGTCGATTACATTCTCAACGACACTTGGCGTAGCGGCGGTCTCACCAGAAACGCCAGCTTTTTCAAGAATCGCCTTCTGCCAAGCGTTTCTATTCGCCTCTTCCGTCTTAGCCACCTGTCCGCCGATGACGGGGAGGGGCATGTTGCTGGCGGCACTCTCGACAGTTTGCAGTCCCTTGCTGCCCAAAATCTTTCCGGCAGTATTCGGCGCGCCGATCTGCTGACCAAGTTTTAGTAGGTCCCTTCTCTCCGCTTCCTGCGTGGTGACGGCGGGGGCGGCATGCGCAACACGGTTTGCCGCGTTCAGGGCGAAGGGTGTTGCCAATGAAGTTGCCATACCGATACGGGGATCACCGGTCACATCACCGACGACATTTCCCGCTATCATAGAGGCAGCCTGTTGTCCCGGATTCTGCGCCAAAGAGGTGGCCACCTGCGCAGTCCTCGGCATAACAGAACCAAGATACTTGCTCATCAGACTGAGGGGGATAAGAGAACCGAAAACCTGTCCAGCGCCACCGCCTACATCGCCCGCGATTCTCTCCGCATCAGTCGTGGGCTCAAAGCGGGAGGTGCGCTTATCAAAAAGCGGAGAAGTCGATTTCTGGGCGATAGCATCAGCGGTCCGACCGGGCAGAGTAGCCACGTAATCGATGCCCTGTTTGGCAACATCGCTGGGACGCGGTGTATCCTCTGGCACCAATCCGGTCTTGCGGGAAACCCAAGCTGACGCATCCGGCAACGCCAAGGCCGCATCGGTCACCGCATCATTGAATTTCTGCGCCCCCTGACCAATGACGCGCTCTACTTGATGTTCGGGAGTGACAGTCGAGAAGTCAGCCCCGCCATAGGACTTGGGGGCATCCGGATTGGGGCTATATAGCTTCGTCGCACCTGGATTGGAGATCGGCTGCCATGACTGGCCGTCGAACGCCATCTTGACGCCAGCGTCGTTCTGCGTGATCTGCGCCGGCTTCCATGCGCTGCCGTCGAAGAAGAGCGCTTCTCCAGTGGCGTCATTGACTGCGAGATTACCGCTCATTGCACTATCCTGAAGCCATTAGGTGGCGGCGGTATGCTCGGTGGCGGCTGCGCGCCTGGATTTTGCGTGCGGAACCCTTTCTGCACTTCGGTGAAGTGATCGAATGACTGCTTGGCGTCTGGATCGATCATTCCATCGATATAACTCTCTGGAACTTTGGCGCGGCGAGCAGCGAACTTCAGGGTGGATTCGCGCGCCTGCATGGCATGCATTAGGGCGTTGATTGCGTCCACGCCCTGCTTGGGCGATTGAGTCGTCTTCAACGTTTCTACCGCTGCCTCTACCTCCGGCATATTGAGTTGCTGGCCCTTAATGGCGTTGGCCAACTCGGTTCCCACAGCATGGCTAAGCGCCTCCGGCGTGGTGTAATCAGACTTACCCGTATTGTCGGCGAGCCACTTCTTGACTGCATTCCATGCTGGCGATTCGCTATTGCCGATCTTCAGGAACAAGTCTTGCCATTGATCTGCATGCTTATAGAGCGTGTTCACCGCATAGAGGGTGCGGCCGCTCTGTTTGTCCTGATCGGTGATATCCGACATGAATTTCTCACGCCGGTCGCCCGCGTTCGGGTCCCACTGGTCCTTGTAGAGCGCTCGACCCAACGCCTGTACATCGTTCTTGCCGAACGTGATGCCAGTAGGCGATTGGCGCGTGCCGATATCAGCCATCTTAATTTGACCAGACTGAACACCCTCGGCGACAGAGAGCAGCTCTGGGTTGGCTTGCTTGCGCAATTCATCCGGTGATTTTTTCTCCCAGCCCGGGCCACCGTAAAGCGTATTGGTACGCGCGGCCTCCGTGGCCTCCATCTCGCCCTGTTTTTTTGCTTTCTCGGCAGCAATCTTGGCCTCATTGGGTTGGCCGTTCGGACCAACATCGGCGTTCTGCTCGGTAGTACGCTGCGCGCGAGCGCGCATACCAAGATCCAACACCTTAACGGCGTTATTGTATTTCTGAACATCGGCCTGATAGCGCTGCTTCGCCATCTCACCGACAATGCCCGGCATCCATGTGGGATACTTCGAGGGGTCGGGCGGAACGAGTCGTGGAATGCTGGTGCTCGACGCTCCTCCGCTCTGGCTATCACCGACTTGTGCTAGTTGCACACCGCCCGGAGTAGAGAGTGCCGAAGAATAATCAGCGGCGGGCCTCACAGCATTGCCACCCCACTCTGCGCCGTGGACGCCTCGGGCAAATGCCGTAGCTGTAGCTGGGTCATTGAGATCGAGCGGCTTATCGACTGGCAAACCACTAACCGTTGCGACATTTTTCGCCCATTGCGAGGGATCATTTGCTCCGTCGCCTGCCGGTGCCCACTTCTTCCCAATCTCCAGCAAGGTCATATCCCTGCCGCCGTTAAAAAGAGCGGGATAGGCGCGAGCAGTATTGACCGCCAGCTTCACACCTGAATTGAAATCGGCGGGCTGCTGAAAGCCCGTGTTCGAGCCAACGGGGCGCACGTTTCCGATGTTGTTCGGATTGGGCTGGCTGCTATCCGGGGGTGGCGCGGAAGCCTGTGCAGTGGGGGGCTGTCCCTGGGTCTGCGCACCCCCTCCATATCCAGAGTTGGGATCGTAATTGCTGCCACCCTGAAGCTGCTGTAGCGCAGCTGGGTACATCGCCGACTGCATCTGCAGATTGCGCAGCTGGGCACCCATCATGGCGCGCTGCATGTAGTTCTGTTGCGCTTCCTTTGCTCCCTGTGCCGCGCCACCAGCCAAGGCACCGAATGCCTGCCCGAAGTCCTTGGGATAGGGTCCGGGGGCGGAAGCGTTGACCAAAGCCATGCCGGCATTGGTCAGCACGTCGAATGCCTGCTGCCGCTGGTAATCTGGATTGTTGTACAGCGCCGATAGCGAGCCGAATGGATTCCCGTACGCGCCCATCATGGGATTGGCATTCGGTTGCGGTACTGACCCGAGCATGGCCGCCTGATGCTGGGCCAGGAAATCGTCCGGGATATCGTCACTCATGGCGCCGACGCTCCACCACCGCCAGCCGCACCGCGTAGGCCACTCAGGATGTTGCCGATCGCACTCACGCCACCGAGGCCGGGAACTGCGAGGCTCCCCAGGCTCAAGGCACCACCGAGGATCGAGCCCAATGGGTTCGAGTAGTACGGCGTCTGCTGAGTCGAGTTGACCGTTCCGGACTGGCCGTAGTTGCCGTTAACCAGGCCCTGGTACATCTGGATCGTCTGCCACGGCAGCATCTGGTTCTGCTGGAACTGCTGGTAGTTGGCGTTGTTGACGTTCTGCTGCTGTTGTTGCTGGATGCCGCCGGCCTGCAGAAGCATATTCGGATCGATATATGCGTTCTGCATCAGGTTGCCGGTATTGTTCATCGTGTTGAGCTGATTCTGGCGCTCGTTCTGGTAGTTGCCGCCATAGATATTGGCCGCGAGGTTGTTGAGCGTCGATCCCAATGCCTTCTGGTTCTGATTGACCATCTGGCCATACGCACCCGAGCCATAGCGACCGGCCGCTTCCATGGCCGATGAGGTCTGCGGTGCCGTCGCCGTCTGATAGGCGTTCGTCACCGCATCCGATGCGGCGTTGAATGTGTCCTGCAGATAGGGATTGCTCGACGGATTGAGGTATTGTCCGTTAAGCGTGTTCTGAGCGAGATTGTTCGACGCCCCCAGCAGCGGAGAGCCGTTCGAGGCCGTGTTGATGATATTGTTGAGACCCTGATTCTGCGCACCCGTCAGCGGCGCTACGATTTGTCCGGTATAAGCCTGCAGCGGATCATTTTGGTAAGCGTTCTCAGCCCGCCCGAACAGATTCTGGACGTACTGCTGCTGGGGCTGCCATGGCCCCATGTTGACGTTTTGGGTGCTCTGGGTGGTTGTAGTGCCGCCGCCGCCAGCCATCAGTGCATCTCCATGGCTGGATAGTCGCGGGCGATATAGGTGCCGATCACCTCGCCATCGACAACCTTGGTCCAGCCCTTACGGCCCATCGCCTCAATGCCTTCGCAACCCCATATCTTCGACCACGCCTCGATGGCGTTCACCATCGACTCAAGCCACTTTTCCAGTGTGTGCGGCTTCGCCCCGGCGAAGGTCGCTCTCACGCGCTTCTTGCGCGGATAGACGGCAATCTCGGTCACATAGGCCGCGAGCACATCCTCGCCATCGACGGCAAGCCATAGCTGCATCTCACCGCCTTGACAGAACATCGAAACGTCCTCCGGCAGATAGCAGCCCTTCGTCATCTCGATCGGTCCCTCAAGCAGAGGAAGCGCGAGAGGCCAGACGCTCGGCACGAGGGCGCTCGGAATTTGCATGATCTCGATCATCTTTGCCCCGCTGGTCTAGCGTCGAATTGAACGCCCTGCGCATCGTTCCAGGCGACACCCGCTGGAATGGTCACCTGAGCGCGATGGAACATGCCACTGACACGTACCCCAGCGCTTCCCGTGGTGGTCGTGATGCCAACTGGTGTTGAATAGGTGACGGCATCGGCAAGCCTGTTGCGAGCCGCCAGGGCCACCATGGCCGAGCCGCTATCGACCATCGGCCACACACGATTCACATATGCAATTCCGTTGGGATTGAGGCTCGCCTCGGAGGTCTCCAGTGTCGCCGCGAGATTGGCACCAGAGAAGAAGCCCAGTTTATGGGTGATATCGAAGGCGGCGAGATTGAGCTTCCCGCCCGTCCACACGCGGCTATCGAGGCTGTAGGGCAGCGTCTCAAGGGTGCCGAAGGGGTCGAGCTGCTCCAGCGTGTAGCCGGTCGTCAACGCTCTGAGCATCACCTCAAGCTGGATCTGATCAATCAGCGTCCAACGCTGCATGGCATAGTGGTAGGCAAGGATGCGATTGGGATTTCCGCCGGAGTTGCCCTTCGCCGGATATGCCCAATAGACAATCTTGTTGAGGGGATCGACGGCGGACGAGATGCGGAAGAGATTGCTCTGGTCAACATCGTTCCAGAAAAAGCGGTCGATCTTCTGGTCGCCAATAGGAGAAGCCTGCGCACCGTCGAAGCCGAAGAACCCGGAGTCCGCTAGATAATAGACAACCGGGCCGTTCTGGATGATCGAACCAGGCGCCGGAGTGCCACGCCCGGAGTCAACCTGCGTGAAGGCGAAAATGGCCGGCGAGCCCACATAGATCGCGCGCCAGATGCGACGCTCCTGGAAGATGGCGAAGTCAGCCGCAGACAGACCACCAACTATTCCCTGATTCCACCCACCATCGCCCAATAGGTCCTGTGCGTCGCTCTGGACCTGTGTTGCCGTCACGCTTCCCAATGTGGGCCAGTTGGTCGAATCACCGATCGCACACCACCATGCCCTCTGCGGACGAGGGCCGTTCGTGCCATCGGTCGTGTTCGCGACCATCACGAAGCTCTTGTTGACGGCGATATAGCGCGCATTGGGAGCGCCGGAGGATAGGAGCGCGAAGTTGCTCGATGAGCCCATCACATAGCTTTGGATAGGGTCCGTTCCATTAGTCGCAATGATGCGCTGATCGAAGATACCGAAGTTCCACGCCCCATCTGCCGGGGTCGTATAAGCACCACCGACTGTGCGGGTTGCATCGGTCCACGTCGTCGAGCCTGTCGCCTGATGATAGAGTTTGGTCGCATCTCCAGCGAAGCCGTTGACGTTTGCACCACTATCTCGTGCGAACGCTCCACCCTGACAACGAGCAGTAAGTGCGCCCGTGATCGCCACGAGATTGGGCATGGGCCCATAGCTCCCCGGCGTTCTGGGCAGCACATTGCGGATGTTGCTCGACCCCGGGTTATTGTAGGGCGGCTGATCCGGCATAAATTCACCAAATGCGACCATTTGAGCCATTTAAAACCTCGATGGCTCAAGCATGCCGACCGCTTCACGAGTACCCGTCTCCGCAGAGAGGGCGGCGAACTCGCGGGTCAATTGGTCTTCAAGAAGGACGGTCTCAGCCTCCATATCTGATGCACGGATGACGTTACGAAGAAGGTAGAGCTTGGCCTTGGTGCGGATGAGCGCCTCCGCATCATTCATCCATGGCCCCGCATCCGTATTGGACGAGGGCCGCACCAAGCGTGGAACCGCCATCGCATTCAGCACATACGCATTATCGGGGATGGGATAGAGGCGGATTTCTTCGCCGACATAGGCCCAATCCTGCGGCATGGCGTAGGACGTAACCAACGTCGAGATGGAGTCGATGTACTCCCACTCGCGCTTATGGAGTTGCCTGCGGAGGCCGTAGAACGTGCCCGTCAGCGTCACGATGTTGGGACTGGTCGCAATCGCTGCCGCATCGACAGAGGTGTAGTACTCCTGTGCGCGGACAGTGCTAAAGGTGAAGGTCTGGGGTGAAGGCGTGAAATAGAAATAACGCCGCTCGTAGAAACCGATGGCGTCCTGAATCGCGTTCTGGATCTGGGTGGCAAGGTCCGCGCGGTCCAACTCATCCGCTATCCTGGCCTGCATGGTGCCGTAGGTATTGGCCACTGATCACCCGAACACTGAAGAGCGGAGAAATGGTGGAGTGAGAGGGGCCCACTCCACCGCGACCTATTACTGGTCGTTGTTTACAGCGAACTCGATCGTGATCACCGCACGCCCGGCCGAAGCCGCCGTGCCGGTCTGGGTGTACGAGACATACACGTCATTATCCGCCGCGAGATCGACAAGGAAAGGCGCAGCGTTAGGCGCGATGTTGAGCTTCACGCCAGCCGTACCCGGCACCGATGCCGCGTTGTTGATGATCTCCGTCAACGTGGCCTGCGTGCCGACCGTAAGGACGTTGGTCGTACCGGCATTGAACGCCGTCGTCACATGCACGTGCGAGCTGACAAGCACCGCGCCCGCAGGCAGGGTGCCCATCTTCACGCCAGCAGCGATGCCGGCGTCATTGAAGTTCACAAGCTTGCGCAGATAGTGGATCTGCTGCGTGTGAAAAGTACGCGGATTGGGAGCAGCCATGTTCCGATCTCCTTACGGTGCGGCCGCATAGGAGGCGAGAACGATGGTCCCGAAGTCGGCGGAGTTGAAAACCGTCTTCTTCAGGCCAGCGATCATGCCGCCAGCGACGCCCAGCTGATTGCCGTAGTCGAACAGCTGCTCGACCCAATTCGGCGTGGTGATCTCCTCCTTCTGGCCCACCGCGAATACGCCAGCCTGTGCGCCGGCCATGAAGGCACGACGAGTGTTGGCGATCGGGGCGCCCGCATTCACGCACTGCGGAACACGGAAGGCTTCATGGAGGACGACGTTGTTGTAGACGCCGAGAGCGCCCGTAAAGATCGGGTTCTCTTCAACGTCACCACCGGTCATCGCGGCCTTCTGGATATCCAGCCACTGCCCGGTCGAGGTCGAGGTGCGCAGCGAGTACACCTGATAGGGGTGCAGGAACGCCACGTACATCGGGGAGCCCGAGACGTTGATCGGTCGAATGACCGGGGTCAGCGTCTTGGCCGTCGCAACACCACGATCGATCATGCCGAGCGTGAAGGTGTTGGTGCTGCCGAGCGAGCTTTCGGCGCCGTTGCTCTGGCCCTGCACGAGAAGCTGTGCAGTCGTCGGAGCGATGGCCGCCTGGAGGCCGGTGTAGAGGTTGCGAGTCTCCGCCGTGTTGCCCGCCAGCTGGTTCATAAACCAGTAGTCGATGCGGCCGGCGAACCAGTCCCGCAGACCCATCATCGCCTCTTCGCGGACGCTGAATGGAATGCGCTGCTCGGACATCTTGCCGGCAGAGCGGACAGCGTTGCGGATCTGGTCGATGAAGAGGTTGTCGGAATAGGTGACAAGCGCCTCTTCGTTGCCCTCCAGCGTGCCGTCGCCCTGCACGCCATCACCGGACAGCTGCATACGCAGGCCGATAGTGACGCGGTCGCCGGGACCCTTGGAGGTTTCGTTCTTCACCTGGCAGAGCGAATCATCGCTCTCGCCCATGAACTTGTAGGCAAACGTGGCCTTCAGCGCTTCACGGAAAAGGCGCTTGGACCACAGCTTGACTGCAAGGGCGTTGTTAACGCCATAGCTAGTCGTTGCCATTGGATGTTGGACCTATGATGCGATTGAGGGTGCTGTGGCTTGCGCCAAGCCCTGCGGTATCGCCGTCAGGTCCGCGAAATCCCGGCTGCCGAGCGGGATGAGGCCGAAGCTACTAATGTAGCGCCACTATAAATGCATAAGTGGCCGCTTATGTCAAATCATAAACCGGATCGGC